GAAGATCATCGCTAAAGCCACTGCCCACATTGACGGTGATATCTTTCCCGTCGTCTTGTCCGGAGCAAACCAGTGCACCAAGTCGTCCCACATTTTTACCTGTCCCTTCTTCAAGATTGGTAACTTCTAAAGAAACTTCAATAAAAGGCTTGAGCTTGAGCCATGCTACGCTACGCTTGCATTCGTAGATAGCATTAGTATCTTTAAGCATGATGCCTTCGTATCCACCTGCAATGGCCTGTGCGTTGATTTCCAAGTAACGCTTTTGTCCTTCGACTGTATCCAAGTCAACAAGTTCTTGTCCAACAACTGTTACATTGGGCAGTTGATCAGACCAAGTATCGTGCCACGCCTTCAGTAACGCACTGCGGTGAGTTTGTGTTTGCTTGCACTTGCCTGTTTCAAAGTCTGCAAGGGGTACAATGTCAAACAAGTTGAGCACTGCATCTTGTGCCTGTGCATCACTCTTGCGGTGGATCTGCTTCATTAAGTCTTGAAAGCTACCCGACATGATCTCACCGTCAAACACTGTGGGCTGACTGATGCCACCTGCCGCGGCTACGCGGGCAATTTGCTCTTTAACGTGCGGAAAGTTTACAAGTTCTTTACCGTTACGGCTATACTGATCAACACGCCCATCTGGATAAGCAATAGTGATAACACGGACGCCGTCGAGTTTAACTTCGATAAGTTTCTTTCCAGATACTTTCGATTCATGATTAGCACTATCGTGAGCAAGCTGACAGCTAAAAACTGGAATAGCATATTGTGGGAACTTCTTTTCTGTTACACGATTGATGGTGCCTTCGGTGAAGCCGGCTCGCATGTCCTTGGTCAGGATACGCATGTACCAGTCATTCCATTCAGCTTGTGTTGCAACTGTCAAGCAAAGCTCAATTGCCTTTTTTGCGGCATCACCCGTGAGCCGTCGAGTTGCAAGATCATCTGCAAGTTTTGCAAATGCAGTCCAGGGCAGACCTTGGCCATCGGGTCCGCTGTGTTTGGGAACCTTCTTGACTCCGAATGTGATCATGGAGTCATAAGCAAGTCGCACGCCTGCAAAGAATGTGTCGTTACCTGCTTCGGCTTCTGCAAGAACAATAGCTTCTTTATTAAGTCGGCTTGGGTGCTCTTCGAGGCTACGGATAACGCGGTAACAAGATTCAGACATTGCAACTTCCTTTAAATTTATTGGGGGCATTTGCCCGCCCCCTGTGGGCATGGGCGCCGCTTAGGCTGCTTTGGTTTGATTGCCGTTCTTGATAAGGTCGGCAACTTTGCGCTTGGTACGCTTGGCCAATTCCTCGGCAATAGCAACACCAGCATGACCTGGAATGTTCTTGGCATGCAAGAACTCAAGTGCTTCAATTTTAGTAGCAGGCTTAGACATCTCATACAGCTGGATGTCAGTGCTACCAGTTTTGATAAGAGTTTTGATACGGGTCATGTCCGTTGCAAAACGAGGCTTGGTCTTGCCATCTTTAGTTGAATAGCCTGCCACGGTGAAAAGTTTATCTGTCATTTAAAATACTCCTGTGTGTGTATGTTACACGTTAGCAAGAAACCGCTTGCTGTCGGGCATGAACTTCTTGTCCATGTTCTTATTATACCATAAAACGGACTACTTGTCAACCGTTTTTTGGTAAAAATTTCAATTATTTTTCAAAATTTTGTCATGCCCAACTTGGCCAGCATCAGCTGACCCGTAAAGTCATCGGGCAGTAGGGCCTGGCCACGTGGTCCAATTTCTTGATTGTAATGACTCACGTACTCGTAACCTTTACGCTGTTTCTTGTGTGCTTGGTCCTCTGCGTCCCAAACTCGATCGTAATGCTTAAAGCTCAATGAGCCTTTTGCTCTGCCCCAAAAACTTAGAGCACCTTCGTCTGTTTTGGTCCAACCCCAGATCTTGTCTGACTTGTCATCTTTGAAATGATACAATGCAATCATGCTGTCACCAAATTAGTAATGTGTTTACATGCACCGCGGAATGTAAATCCTGGGCAAGTGCAAGTCTTTGCGTCCGGATCAATTTCATACACTGCACCCTTTGAACCTTCAACGCGGATCATGTTAGACACAACCTTGGCCTTAAAGGGATTGGTCTTGAGTGCTTCAAACTTACGACCACGCTTGTCAAGACGCAAAGGATTCTTAAAGTAAAACGCTTCGCCTTGACCCCACTTGATGTAAGCAACTGCTTTGTCGCCATCCATGAGATACACATGGTTGGCCTGTACTGCTACATCTTTCCAAACTGTAGTTTCACGAACTGCAATCATATTAACCTGCCACGTTGAGTTGAACGTTCAAGCCTTCCCAAGTACCAGCAAGGCCAACAGTGCATTGATCAGCGATGCCGCTACCACTACGCTGGAACTCCAGGGCGTCAAGTGCCTTTTGGGTTGCGGCATTGCAGGTCATAAAGTCACCAACACCATTGCGGATTTGTTTGGCAGTGGCATAGAAACATGCGGAACCAACAATAACACGAAACTTCTGGGCTTGTTTAAAACGCTTAACTGTCATATTCAACTCCTGTTTGTTGCTGTCTATGTGTTTATTATAGTGGATCAAGCCCAAATGGTCAACCGTTTTTTGGTGTTTTTGCCAGATTTTTACCAGAAAAAGTGTTGTATTTTTGCAACACTTTTTGTAGTACTAAGTATTACCGGCTTAGGACTTCAATTTGAAAGATGTGTGCCAGTGCTTCTTCTAACTTTTCGTCCGGGGTGATGATGTGTAATTTGGTTTTATTATGATCCTTGACTTTATCGTAGTATCGAATCTGCACAATCTTACCGCCAGCCGCTGGGATTACACTAAAGTGAATTGCACTGTCATGATCAATCCTTAAATCATCGTCATCATCTGCACTAACATAATGATCAGGTACTGATTCCGTTTCGTCGTTCAGCAGCCAATTTCGGAATCGTTGTCGTAAATTAAGTTTCATAGTTTTGTTTCTTTCTCGAGCTAAACGCCGTTCTCTCAATGAGGCGGCAAGTCTACCAATCGAAGCTTGGGTCGAGTGCATCTTGCCGCTCGCTCCAATCGCTATATTCGATGATGAATGCGGTATAGTCTGCATAATCAATTTGTACCTCTACGCTGTATTCTTCTAAGTGAGCACCAACATGTGCAACATGACCAGTTTCAAGGTTGTTGGTAACTCTTGCCAGATGTGGCCATTGCTCGGCATATGACATTATTCATCCTGTTCTGTTCTACTATCAAGTTCCATTGCAAGAAGCTCTGTAAAGACATCTGTTAGCCCTTGATGGTACAAGGCTTTATAAATTTCAAACTCGGCTTCAAGCTCTCGGGTAGTCCGTGACCTAATGTATTCTTGCATGTCAGCCACGGACTTCATTAAGCGGCTTCTCCGTCTAACTCTGCTATATGTGCAACCAAATCTTCCATTGACGTATTTCGATCCAGACCCAATGTTTCATTTAAGTCTGCTTGAGTTTCAGAGTCTGGTTCATCTTTATTAAGTGCTTCGGACAACAGAACCAACTTAGAGCCTTTGTAAGGGCTACCAACGTACCACTCACCGTCTTTCATGATGTAGTAGTATTCAGCACCGCAATCATCCACACGCTTCAAGAAGTCTGCAAAGGTAAAGTCTGTACGGAAGTCTGTGCCCTTCTCGCCGCGATCACGTCCGTAAAAAACTGTGATGCCTTCTGCGGGCTTTTCAAATGAATGCTCAACACCTTCAGGAATCTCAATGCTGGGACGAAGTGAACTGATGTCACCAAGTGCTACCAAGAAGTTGGCTTTAGAGCTGTCATAGTGCTCTTGCAAGAGCGTGCCATTGTACTCAAGGTAACCGTCCCAGTGACAATAAACTGATTTGCAAACATCACCGTGCATCACACCAATTCGACTACGTGTACCCATTTTAAACTCCTGTTTGTTGCTGTGTATGTGTTTATTATACTGCGATTAGGACAAAGTGTCAACCGTTTCGTTGTTGTTTATTTGCAACAACTCCGGAAAACATTATTGCCAGGCCAATCATTGCCAGTGCCACTTGCGTAAACAAATTTGCATCTGGGTCAATTTCAATTGTGCCAACTGCACCAAACACCAGCATGAACCCAATGAACATACGAATTACACCTTGCATTTAGAACTCCTGTTTTGTTAACCTATGTCTTAGTATAGCAAAATGGGCTCTTTTGGTCAACCTTTTTCTGGTTCTATTTTGTTGTATTTTTACAACATTCGTGAAAGTTAACTAAAGTATTACACAAGAAAAGTACTACTTTAGCCTCCAAACGCAGACACCAACCCTGCAAGCCCAATGGCTATTGATACAAAATTAACTGCCATTTGTGGCCTGTTTTTTGCACGAACAGCCCAGATCAAAAATGCCACAGTGCCCAAGGCAAAGACCACAATATTGTAAGGATACATTCGTGGTCCAATAGCATTCAATGAGTGCCCAGCAATAATTAACACTGCCCCGATCCACTGTAGCACTTCATTGAAATCCAGCTTCATGCAGACTCCTTGGATTCGTATTCAACATTAACTGATTCTGAGTAGTAGCCGTTAGACGTACCCAACCAGCAAATGTCCACATAACCCTTGAAGGTTGCAAACTTGTAAAAAGTCCATGTGTAAGACTCTGGTTCATACTCAAACACATGGTCAGCAGGTGTGTCGCCTGATGATTCCTCAGCGATCAAGATTGGTGTGTTAACCAAGTCGTTGATATCGCCTACAACGCTTTCGATGTAGACCGATTCGCAACAGTCTTGGTGGTGCGAAAACACATAACGCTCTGTTGCGTTTTCAAAAATCAATTCGCCATCGTTCACAACCACAGTAGGGAATATTGATCCCACCATGTTGCGTAATGCTTGTTCAGTTGTTAAATATCGCATTTCAATTCCTTACCATAATATGGGTTCTTGTGTGTGCTCACCTTGAAGCACCAACATCATTTCATCTTCCTCTGAGTAGATCAAGCCTCGCCATT